TAAGTTGGACAAATATTTATTGTGCTTAAGAAGTCTATCTTGAACAAATGATTTTAATTTTCCTCGCCAAGTCTTTCTGTTTTTCATGTCGTGATATTTTCCACACGCCATACCAAAATAGAAAGAGTCTTTTAACTCATATGGCCAAGTCTCATTACTTGGCTTATCTTCACCAAAATAGAACGCATATATTGCATGGTTGATATTGTCAGCACGATTAAATGCTTCATCCCATTTAAACCAGCCTAAATGTTTTCCGCCTCTATCAGTTAAAATCATAATATATTACTCAGTTATTTTACGTCATCAAATTCTTCAAACTCGTCCCAATCATCTTCTTTAAGATTTTGTGGGTCGATAAACTTTGTCTGGTGTTTGAACTTGTCTTTTTGTTTTTTAGACTCATTCAGTTTAGGTTTCCCTTTGCGACCTTCGTCTTCATAGAAGTCTCGGAAACTAGAATACTTTTTTGTTTTAGCCATTTGTTACTCTGACTCTCCCTGTAAGATTTCAGGCAACGCTTCTTCAATAAGTTTTCTAGTGATGCCCTTATACGTAAGTTTTTTATCCTTCATCATCAAAACTAATTTAGCTTCTTCGGGTGAAACACTCTCAAGAACTTCAATAAACATTGCTTCCCGTTTGATGGTATTCAATGTGGTTCCAGTTATAAAATACTGAAACTTTCTTAACTCTTTAGGTAACCTATTGTGCCCCCAATTTTCTGGAGTCTCCATCTCTTTGTATGGAGGTGCGCCTTTAGGCAACTCAAACTGTATATTTTTGTGAAATGTATATTTGAGAACAGTTTTCAACTCTGGTGTTAAATTTGCAATTTGCTTCAATGCACTTGCTTTCTTTGCCGCAGGCAAATCTCCGATATGTTTTAGCAACTCAGGCAAAGTCATCTTACTAATATCAATAGCCATTTTAAAATTCCTGTATATGTTCCATCAACTGCTTCATGCGGTTTTGGATAAAATAGTTAAGTAGTTTTTCCCTACCACGTTTAGGGGTATTGTCATAAGCATCTAGAATCTTTTCTTGATACTCAGTTGGAATCTTAGACAGGTCAATCAGCAATTCATTTCGCTTGTAATTTCTCAGCATCACTTCATCGCAAAAAGACTCAGGTTCTTCTTCTAACCACTTATTTAGCTTTTTCTCAGTTACAGGTTTTTGACGGGCTTCTGTTACGAATGTGTCATCGGAGGACATGAAGTTAGGTATACCATCGCTTCTATCGCCTCTGATAATGTGTTCTTTCAGAAAGGCTTCTGGTGTATTTGTACGCAAGAACTTCTTACCCATTGGACTATACTGTTCTACGTTTGCGAACTTCTGCAATTGCATAAAGTCTTTGTCGCTAGATAGAATCAGAATCTTTTCGGTAGTGCTGTTCTTAAGTGGAACACCAAACTTGTGCGTCAACGTAGCAATAACGTCATCTGCTTCAGTTTTGTCAACTTGAATCACTTTGTATGGAAAGTATTCTTTGATTTCGTCACGCACTTTGTTTAGCGTTTCAAAGATTAGATTCCAGTCAAACGGAGATTCTTCTCTGTCTTTCTTACGACCAGCTTTGTAGTATGGAAAGTAGTCTCTACGCCAGTACTTCTTATCATCGCAACAAATAACAATGTCACCATAGCTATCTTTGAATTTCATGTTGTACATGCGAATGCTATTCAGCACCATGTGGCGAACCATGTTTTCATCAATTACATTTGACGCATTTGAATTTATCTGCATCATTAGATTTGAAATCATTACTTGATTCAAGTCAATCAAAATCATTTTAAGTTATCCAGTTATTACTCTAACAATAATTGTATCAGAGTTAATGCGCCCTGTCAATTCGGAAGGCTTGGTAGATAAGCCATCTAACAGTTTTTTCAAGACAATCTTACCACCATCAAGTACTTGCTTAACAGTCACTTCGGGCTTACGTAAACGCTTGCCGGTAGATGTTTCAGCATTGAAGTTTTGAATTGTTGTACCCTTGATTGTCAACCCTTTCGCATTGTCAGCATTGTACATGCCAAGCAATTTTGTTTTGGTATTGTACAACCACACTTGATTTGCACCAATGATCTTTTCTGGCAGAACACTCTTCAAATTCAACTCAGCGAAATCTTTCATGTATTGAACCTTAGAGGCAATCACACTTGCGGGCTTCTCTTTAACTTTACGTGCTTTACGGGTAGGTTTAGATTCTGCGGCACGATTTGTTTCTGCAACGATTGCATCATAGAATTCTTTAATCTTACGCAATTGCACTTTACTGAAATTAGAATATGCTTCTTTGATATCAGCATCGGATGTATTCATTGCATCTTCAAATTCTTTAGAACGTTTAATGAACGATTCACACATACGCTTCTGTACAACGGAAGACAATGCACGATTCTTTAAATAAGATTGCATGTCTGGAGGAGATTTACATCCACCAGCAATGAAGTCATCCACTAGACCTTCAATCTCACCAACTTCCTCAGAGGCTTTCTCACGAATTCTATCTTGAATAGACACGACTGGTGCAGTTAATGTAACAGTTGGTGCTTTTGGTTTTTTGGTTTTCTTTGCAGTCTCAATGACAGTCTTAAACTCTTTGACAAAGAAGTTTTTGAATGTGTCAGATGGTTCGTAGCCCATACACATCATACGTGCTACCCAACCAAGTTGTACTGGAATAGATGCATCACTTGATACGATCAAAGAAATTTCTTCTTTTGGTCTACCAATACTAGCCATGTATTCTACAACAAAAGTTTTTGCTTGTTTGTTATCGCAAAAATAATTATACCAATTCAAAGCACGGATTTCAGCAATCTTAAGATTACTGATTTCGTCTTGATTGGTCCAAGAAGGTTCTGTGCCAAATGCTTGTGCGTCAGCGCCAGGATTGATCTTGGAAAATTTCATAATTTATTCGCCTAATGTAAATGATACAGATTTAACAGAATCGTAACGAAACGAACGCCATTCGTTTTTCTCTAAGTCAACTACGGAGATAGCATCGTCAGTTGAAGTTGTACGAACACGTTCGGTTTTCTTTTCGTATGTTGGGATTGCAGATTCCTGCAATGTGCATTTCATAGTACGCATTGTACCATCTTTCTTCAGAAAGTCAACAGTCACAGGACCGTATTTGAGATGGCTAGTCAGCCAGTCCCGAAATGCTTTTTGTTCTTTTGGTGTAGTTGTTGAATAATTAAAAGTTGTCATATCAAAGTTCTCCATGTTAAAAATATCTTTCGTTCAATGTCTCTAGTATACTCATAATTCAATCAATTGTCAAGTTCTCTGGTTTCATTTTGGAATTGTTTTTCCATTTTTACTTCACTGTACAAATAATCGTACAGTTCTTTAATGCCGCCAATGTATTTTGCATCGTGGTATATGTGGGGAACAAAACTAGTTTCGGGAACTAATATTCTCAATTGTTCTATTGAATAGTCTTGACCCAATATGAATAGTTTATATTGTCGCCTACATACTGTCAACAGCGTTTCAACTTTATCAGTTGTTCTGCTTCCCTCTGCACCATAAACATAATACGTCATGGAGCATTATACACCTGCACAAATTCACTTGGCTCATAATGTAGTATTGCAGTTTTGAGTGTACCCTTGAAATCGTATGTTATTTGATAACTTTTAACCACATCATAATAATTTTGATGCGTCACAAGATTACATACAGGATTTGAAATTCCTTCGGTCTTTGCAATTATCGGAGAACTAACAGACGCATTACTATAATGTGTAGTTCCGTGATATCTTTCACAGTAATTTTTTGTTGTCATGTGTGCCACTTTCTCTATTATAGGTTTCTTTGAAATGACCTTTGCCATATAGATTCCACTTTGAGTAGAAGAATCTTCGACAAGAACAACTTCAGATTTTGCGCTAGATGCAAAAAAAGAAATTGCTATAATACTATGTAGCACACTTAACTTTTTCATAATTACTGAATCACATACACACTCGTAACTGTTTTAACTCTTACCGTATTTCCTGGATCATTTTCCATACGAACTGTGCGTATTTGTCCAAAATATTCGAACGTAACATCATATCCAGTGATGATTTGTTTATATTCTCTATCGTTATATGGAATGCAACGTTGAATCATTTTAGACTGACCTGCACCAACAACGCCACCAATGACTGGAGGTGATGGAGATAAGTCTTCAACTAGTGTGCATGATTGACGAATAACGCTGTAGACTTTAGAAGTTGTAATGGGATGAAGTCTTACGACCCTAGCCAAATCATATTTTACGTAATCGTCACCAGAATTTTGACTAGACTCTGAAATAAAACTTCCACCACCAAAGATGGATGGTCCAGCAATAGAATTGCTTATTGCAAAAACGCTAATTAATCCAGCAACTAAAAATTTCACTTTGAACTCCCAACGATAGCATTAATTATTGCAGTTAACCAAAACACCGACATTACAGTTTCCCACGTTACGGGAATGTTTGCGGAAAACAAAGTATTAACCGCAGATAATGTAATGTATGAACCTAGAATGTACAACGACACCCAAGCAATCAATGCACCAACAATGATGCCAGCAGTTGTTTTTTCGGGCGCAAGTGTAAACGGACCAATTTTCATAAACTCTCCTATATGTTACTTTAAACAGTATAACACATCATATATGGCATGTCAAAATGTATTTAACGATGGTTCGAATTCGGCAATCAATTCACGCTCACGCTGGTGTGCGGGTTTACGTCCACGAATCACTTCAAGAACTTCATATTGCCAAGTCGCACCAGCCAAGTCACGCAATGCAGTACACATTGCCCAATTTTTGTTTTCGCACTTTGCACGACTCACATGTTTTTGCCAACGGATTTTAACCGAACGGGTATAGGCTTGACCCTGTGCAACAGTCAGACCAACATATGAATCGCCAGTATCCACGCACGTAACTTTGTACAGTACATGGTTTCTGTCAGAACGTTTTTTTCTCAATGTCATGTATCCATTATACCACATTTACCACACAAGTCAACGATTATTTTGTATTTGTCGCAAAAAAACAACAAAATCCCGCTCTGACAAATGCTAAAAACACTATTTTTCATAAATATAATGACTTATATTAAAGGAGAATGTCATGGCGCAAGAAGAAAACGCAAAAAGTGCATTTGTAGAGAAATTACTCTTTGCATTATTACCACTTATCATAGCAGGTGTTGGTTATTTGTTGAGTGCAGTCGGTACACTAGCACATCAAGTAACTATACTTGAAGGTAAAATGAGTTTAGTTGTAACCAGCGACAATCGCCAAGCATCAAATACTAGTGCTGAGTTGGCACGTGAAAGATTACGTCAAGATTTAACAGAAGCAATTCAACGCAATCGTGATTCAATTCAGTCAAATAAAGAACAGATTACTTTGCACGAAGAAAAGATTCGTACTTTGCAAAAACAAACAGGAAAATAAAATGGCAGAAGTAGTATTATCGGAAAAGAAACCATTGTCACGTAGTGAACGTGAGGCAAGTATTAAAGATAAAGCTGGATGGCTAATCACCGTTCTAGCCGCATTGCTTGCAATCAATACATATATTTCAAGTGGCAATAGCAGTAAAGTATTGAACAATACAATTAGTGCAAACAATACTTGGGCATTCTATCAAGCAAAATCAGTTAAACAAACTCTTGCTGAGATGGCTAGAGATGATGCTATTGACAGAAAACAATTTGATAAAGCAGAAAAGCTAACAGCCAAGATTGACAGATATGAATCTGAACCTGCAACAGGTGAAGGTAAAAAAGAACTAATGGCAAAAGCAAAAGGCCTTGAGGCCGAGAGAGATCAGATTCGTAAGTCTGGTCCTTGGTTGACGTTTGCAGGTTCTGCATTTCAAATCGCAATTGTTTTATTGACAGCCAGTATTCTAGCTGTTAGTATGTCGTTATATTTTGCTAGTATCGGTGTTGGGCTTTTTGCCGCAATACTAATGAGTCAAGGTCTGTGGCTTTGGCTACCAATCGTTCTATAAAGCTAATAGTCTTTACAATATGTTTAATAATTTTAAGTGCAAGTGCAGAAAAGACTAAAAAAGACGAAACGTTAAAGTGTGTCCGTTGGGGATGGACTGGTGATGTTTATGATAGAAAAGTATACTGCTTAGAGTGGGTCAAAAAAGATTGCTCACAACGACTTCACAAAGAAATATGTAAACAGGAATAAACAAATGATAGATCCAATCACAGCACTAGCGGGTATTACATCCGCAATCAGTATGGTCAAAAAGGCAGCCAAAGTTGCCAATGACCTAGGCTCTCTTGCCCCAATGATTGGCAAGATGTTCGATGCTAAGAGTACGGCAACTAAAGCATTGATGGCGGCTAAAAGTTCTAAGAAAGGTTCCAACATGGGAACCGCACTTCAGAT